CTAAAGAAGATACAAAAGAAAATATATATAGGACTTTTCTCGTTGATAGCTTTGGCACTTTTTGGGATCACTATCCAAGAAAAGTTGCAAAGGATAATGCACGGAAGAGCTATGAAAAATTGATGAGGTCTCTGAGGAAGAAACACTCAAAAAAAGAACATCAGATCTTTGCGGATCAACTGGCTCAAAGCTCAAAAAATTATGCAGCTTATGTCAAAGCAGAGAAGGTAGAAGATCAATTTGTCTTGCATGGATCAACATACTTGAACCAAAGACGATTTGAAGATTATCAAAATGTTAAGATAAGGAAAAAAAGTTTAAATGCAATAGCAGGGTAAAATTATGAATGACATAAGTCGCAAACTCTCAGAAGAGGGTATCTCTCAAAAGAATAATAATATGACCTTCAGAGAAGGTAATCAGAAGCTCAAATGTCCTAAGTGTCAACCGCCACATAACTCCAAAGACACTCCCCTATCACTAACCATAAATGGATCTACTTGTGTTTGGAAATGTCACCATTGCGAATGGTCAGGTGGAACTGGTGATGGGACTGGATCTTATAGAGCTCCACAAAAGGTATATCAAAAACCTAAAGTCCCTGAGAAATTTATCCAAGCTGATTTTGTAGCTGACTACTTTATCAAGAGAGGGATCTCAAAAAAGACCTTAGACAAATTCAATATCTATTCTCAATATGAGTGGATTGCTTTTCCCTACTATGACCTTGATGGATCTATAGCCAATGTCAAATATAGGACAGTTAAAAAAGAGTTCCGTCAATCTGCTAACGCCAAGAAGATAATTTACAACTATAACAATGTCCATGATCAGGAGACTGTCATTTATGTTGAGGGTGAGATTGATGTTTTGTCCTTAGCTCAAGTCGGATTTATGAACGCTACTACTCTGAGTGATGGAGCTGCACCTACTGTAAGTAAAGATCCAAATGATTCTAGGTTTCAGGGCATGGCAAACTCACCTATCCAAGCTGAAAAGGTGATCCTGTTTTGTGACAATGATAAAGCAGGTAAAGCTCTAAAAGAATCTATCCTGTATAGAGTAGGTAAAGATAAAGCATGGTATGTAAACCTATCAAAGTATGAGGACTGTAAGGACGCAAATGATGTCCTTGTGAAGCACGGAGAAGCTGCTCTAAAGGATCTTATAGACAATGCTATACCTTATCCAGTAGAGGGTCTTTATAGAGCTTCTGACTACAATGAAGAGGTCATGGATCTCTATGAGGGCAGGTATGTTAAACCCATACAGATCGGAATTGCGGGTCTTGATGAGATCTACAAGATTCAGAAGGGCACTTTCCATTGTATAAGCGGTGTCCCTAACCACGGAAAGTCTCTCTTTTTGGATCACATTCTTTTGAAAATAGCTGAGAATCACAACTGGAAGTTTGCAATCTTCTCTCCTGAGCACTCTTCAGCTATGCACATACGCAGACTTTTGCAGATCTATTTACAGAAAAGTTTTGATGAATCTAACTATGAGCGTATGTCAAAAGATGATTTGGCTAGGGGAATGATGTTTATCAACAAGCATTTCTTCTTCATTGAAACTAGAGAAGCAGTGCCAAATATAGATCTCATTATGAGGATTTCTAAAGGTTTCGTTTACAAATATGGTTCTGCAGCTGCAGGAGTTGGTGTAGTAATAGATCCTTACAATGAAGTTGACGCAAATAGAAAGCAAGGTAAGAGAGAAGATGAGCACATTAGAGACTTCATATCAGAGTGTAAGAAGTTTTGCAGGAATCATAACGCTGTTGTTTGGTGCGTAGCTCACCCTACAAAGCTGCCAAGAGAATCAGATGGATCTTATGCAGTCCCAACAGCTTACTCAATCTCAGGGAGCTCACATTGGGCAAACATGAGTGATGTTATTGCAGTGGTCCATAGAGACTTTGATGAGAATACAAGCTCATTTATCACTAGGAAGATCCGTGAGCAGGATCTCTATGGCAAGATTGGTGAGGTCAAAATGCAATACAACTTTAGGAAATTCAGCTTTGAGCCGTATGTTCAATCTGATGATTATTATAACTTTGACTAGGAGAAAAATATGTCATTACAAATTGTTCCAAAGAAAGCGAATACAGCTACTGTTCAATTCAGGATAGATCCTGACACAAAGCAAATGCTAACTAAGCTCAGGAATCACTACGGGGTCACTAGCGGTCCTCTAATAAAAAAGATGATCCAATATCACTATAAAGATTTGATGAAGCTAGAGGACTCTAGGAAGGACTAGAGATCTAAAAAGAAGTCATTGGGTGTGACTGCACCATTTGTAGTTCTATGAATTGCAACAATGGCTTCTTTGCATGGAATCCTTTGCCCAAGAATATACTTTGACAATCCCCCCTGACTAATTCTGTAGCCAGTGACAGAATCCATCTCTGCAATAAATGCTTCCTGAGTGATCTTCTTTTCTTTGAGGTAGTCTCCTAGTTGCATATCAGTCCTTTTTTATTCCAATGTGTATTGAATTATATGTCATAGTGGGTTAAAATTCAATCTGATTTAATGAAACATTACATCTAATGAGGACTATAAAATGACTAATAATCCATTTGAGCAATTTGATATCAATCACTTGAGCTCACAATCAATCAATCTTTATCTATCCAATATCCCTCTTTTCATTGTTCGCTATTGTGTCGGTTTCCGATCTGCAACAAATTCAGCAATGCTGAGAGGGACAGTGACAGATAAATTTATAGGTAAAGGCTTAGGCTTTGAGAAGAATGAAGATGGGATCTATGAGCCTGTCAAAGATATACCATCTGATGAGAAGCTGCTAGAGGGAGCTGAGAATTACTTTACAGCTGCAATAGAAGATCTTGAAGATGAGCCTGAGAAGATCAACAAGGAGCTAGAGAGCGTCAATAAATATCTGAAGGTAGGATTGCCCTTCTATAGATCTCTAGGAACTCCTGAATCATATCAACAACGGGTAGAGCTAGACTTTGATTTGCCCGTCAACATTATCGGTTTTGCTGACTTAACCTTTGAGGATTCTGTCAGAGATATAAAAACCTCTGCAAGGAAGCCGTCAGCAATTACCCCACAAGTCTCAAGGCAGTTAGCAATATATGCAGCTGCATTAGAGAAGCGTCAAGCCGTAGCAGACTATCTTGTAGTTTCAAAGACTAGCCAGTCGGTAGAGTCTTTGGAATGTGATGATCTGAATATGCGTCTTGATGAGGTTTATCAGGTGAGTCAGAAGATAACTAACCTGTTAAGCAACAATGATATTAACTCTCTTTGTGATCAGTTCTACCCTGATTTCTCTGACTGGCGTTGGGATCAGGGCAGCATTGAAGCAGCAAAGAAATTATGGAGCATAAAATGAAGCTATCAAATGAGATAACCTATGCCCAAGTTTGGGCAACTTTAAACTCTGTTGATCTGTCTAAGTTCCATGAAAAGAAAGGTAATTTCACTTACCTATCTTGGACTGACGCTTGGACCATATTGATGGAGCATTATCCGTTTGCTTCTTATGAGTTTCACAATGAAACCTATGAAGAGAATGGAACTGTAATGACGCATTGCACTGTAAGGATCGGAGATCTAAGCAGGTATATGTGGCTACCCGTGATGGATAATAGATTGGTCTCAATCAAGAATCCAACAACTAGAGAGATCCAAGATTCACGCATGAGGTGCTTAGTTAAGTGCCTAGCTGTCTTTGGTCTAGGAATGTATATATTCAAGGGTCAGGATCTTCCTGACGCTTCTAAGGACGCAGCTGAAGCTGAGGTCAAGTATCGTTTCAGGTTCGTTAAGACTGGCGGTGAGATAGTCGGAGCTGATACATCAAAGGAATACTTAGATGTCATTAGACCGCTTCTAAAGACCCCTAGTAATGTCCTGCATAAGAAAGCCTTTAACGCCAACAAAGAGCAAATAGAAGAAGCTCAGAAGTGCGTAGCGGTAGAAGATACCGATATAGAAGCTAGATATGCAAAGCTCTTTGAGCTCTACACTGAGAATGAAAATGACAGTGCCTGAAGCTCTAAGAGGAAAGCCTAAGTCAAAACTTAGCGTGACTGATTGTGTTTACCTTTGCCTTCGCAAGGGTAGATACATGATGTTCCATGAGATTAAAGAAATGATTAATCAGAATACTGGTAAGTATTATGGTGAAGCAACAATCTCAGCTGCGATTAGGGATCTCAGAAATGAAGGTCCTAGAGCAAAATATGGATTGCACCCTTATGAAGAGGTTGTGATCAAGCGTAGAAGAAAGAATAGCAAAGGCTATGAATACAAACTCGTAGAGTATCAAGGCTCTACAAGAATATAGTAAGGAGAAAAATATGGAGTTTGAAAAGAAGGAGCTGAAAGGCAGAATGTGGAGTGAGCAAAATGCCAAGGTAGTTTGGAAAGGTCCAATATATATCAACGGCAAAGATGAATACTTCACTATTCTTAAGACTGAAGTTCAAGGGAAACCAAAGTTTGAGATCTTAAAATCTTGTGGACTTTTGTATCTCAAAGATGATCAGTCTAAACCCAATGCACCTGACATTGGCGGTCCAATCACACATGAAAAGATTGCCTATAAGTTCGGTGGTTGGGAACAACAAAATCCTGATAGTGGTGATGTTTCACTATCTGTTGGGTTGCTTGTAAGTGAGATACAAGCTCAAGCTGCGGAAGATTCTGCAGCTCCTGCAGCATTTCCTGCAGATGATTCCTCAGAAGAGGATATTCCTTTTTAGGTTATACTTTTGTCTATGGCTAAAAGGTTCATAGATAAAGACCACCTGAAAAGGATCACAAAGCTGCCCTGCCTAATAAGCAGGGCGGGTTTCTACAGCTGCAATAAGCCAGTCCAAGCACATCATCTACTGCGTCCCTCTACTGGTCCTAGAATGGGTGTAAAGAGCTCTGACGCAGAAACAATACCCCTTTGCTATCACCATCATGGATTGCTACACACTAAGCACGGCACTGAAGAGAGCTTCTTCAAGCATTATGGATTGCCTAAAGACTACGGCATAAAAGAAGCTAAAAGGCTCTATGAAGAGACTCTATGGCTTAGAGAGCAAGATGATGACCTGCCTTTTTAGAAATCAGATCTGCAGATCCTAAAATGTTTCACATGGAACATTATGTCATTATGTATTGACAATTATGTCAAAAAGACATATATTAGAAGGGTATTAATCAAAGCAAGGAGATAAAATGAGATACATATTTGATGTTAATGAATACTGCGAATCCCTGAGTGGTTCTGTCTATTGTATAGAATATGATGAGATGAGCGGTTCACCTTTAACTGCATTTGCCTGTCCATTGAAGGCGAATGATTTACCTGATAACTCTCAATGGTATGAAGCTCAGAGTGATGTTTTACTAGAGCTCTACATCTTAGTTGATCGTGGTGAGTATAAGATCCGTGAGGAAGTCACTGTTGATCACTTCAATAAGCTACTGGGGGTTGCATAATGACCCACAAATACAGCAAGTTTTATGTCCACATGGAAGTAGAAATGATCCATGATGGAACAGTCTCAGCTCAGGATTTAGATCTTTTTATAGAAGATCCTGACACACTAGAAGAAGGTCTCAAAGAAGGTTGGATCAGGCTTACTGTCAGAGATGGTAGGACCATGAAGGAGCAAGATGTAGCAGAAGGCACTGAGATCTTTGATATGGAGCTGACAGATGGATAGGAAAGCACAAAGAAGATTAGCAAGAATTGATGAGCTGAGAGCTAATATCAAAAGCTATGAGCTCAGTATCAAGTTATACAAAGAAGAACTAGATGAGCTCTTGCATGAGGACACCAACGCAAATGGTGATCCTCTATTGCTGCGTAGAGTTAGAGTCTTAGGGACTACCTTTTTCGGCACTTGCTTAGGTAAGAAGCTGAGAGGTAAGAGTTGGTCTTACATGGTTTCTGATGAGGAGACTAATGAGATCAACTGGTATAAGGGGGACAAGTTAGAAGTTGTCCCTGAGAAATGGTAAGGAGAAAAATATGTTTGTTAAAAATAAACTATGGAATCAAGTCATGCCAAGACTTATGAAAAAATATGGCTTCACTATGAAAGATCCTATCATCAAGGTCATGGAAGAAGTGATCACTGATCCGATAGATCTTAGGGATTTCAAGAACGCCTTTAAATATCCTAATGGCTTTCCTAACTGGAAGAACAACTAATGGATAGGGTGTTAGATTGGAAAGACATTAGAATTAAGGAGATTAATTCTATGGGGTATAAAGCTGATCCTGATCACCCAAACTATGATGAGGTTCAAGCTATATACAAAAGTGAGCACAAATCTTACATGGAATTTGCTAGAGAATTTTTTGGCGAATTGAACAAAGAGTGCTAAATTTATTATATGGGAGAGATTCTCAACGCAGCTGCAGCTGTTTTTATCCTCGTATTTACTGGGTGGTTTGCTTGGGAATCTACTCTTTTAGTAGATGAGAAAAAAAAGAAAAGGGGGAATAATGATAATTGAAGCTCAAAATCCTTATGAGTATAACGACTCCAAATCCTATGATCAGAACTTTTATGAATGGCTATATGAAGTCAATCGTGAGAGACGCAAAGAAGCTGATTATGGATTTAAAGAAGAAGAAATGCTTGAGCAGGAAGGCAGACAGACATTCCGCAAGATGTTCGGGTATAAGCGTTTAGAACAGATTAAGACTGACGCTTTAAATAATTCAGTCTTTAGCTAATTCTGCAGATCGGTTTTTTTCCGTTATCTCAGATTTATAGTTGATGTTCAATCCTGCAAGAGTGCAAAGGCGTGTCTTTTCGTCTTTGCCCTTGTCAGAGAGAATACAATCATTCTCTATAACCTCAACATATCCTTCCCTTATAAGATCCGTGAGAACCTCAGAAGGGAGACTATCTTTAAACATAACAGAAAGGAGACCGCCTAGTCTTTTCGTTTGAGTCTTACTTAAAGCCATTCCTTATCCATTGATATAATTTCCTTAGATCTTTATCTAAGCCTTCCAACATTATTGTTAAATCTTTAAATCCGTCTGACATTCTACTATCTCTCTTGTCAAAAATTATGTCCCAATTTTGGTTGTAGGCTTCATGGTTCTCGTTTCTTCTGCGTGATCCTTTACCGCCTTCCCATTGTTTAGACATTATGCCATTCCTGTCCTTCAAACAGTAATGCTTCAGCTTGTCTGCGTCTGACCAATCCTTCTAGGACCTGACCACCTGCCTTATTCCAACGCTTCATTTGATGTGGCACTTCTTCATACTTGCCTTCGTTTAATACTCTGAGCATTGTAGAGCTGCTTAGATTTCCTGCTCCTAGGTTGAATGTCCATGCTACCAAAGCGTCAAACTGGTGCTGAGATAGAGGAGCTGTCACTGCATTTTCTACTGCTTCTTCATAGATACAAAGATCATTTTTTAGGATCTGTTCCGCTTCAGCTGCTTCTATTGTGTCACCTTCTTTGACACCTTCAGTATGTCCATAGCCGATTGTAAGCACATCAGCTGCACATCTATAGGCTTCTAATTCCAAGCCTTCAAATTTTTTTATTAGTTCTATACCTTCTTGTGATGTTTTCATTTTAATAATCACCCCATACTTTCGTTTTTTTGCCACCCCAATATTCAACTGCGTGACCTTCTTTAATAAGAATCTTGCAAATATCTTCACCATCTTCAGTAAAGATCTCACCCAAGATCCGCCCATATTTTCCTTTGCCATGTGATTTGAGAATTATGCGTTCACCGCACAACTCTTTAAGTCTTTGTTTTGCTGCTAGACCTAGCTTCTTTTCTGCTAGATCCCGTGTTCTTGATTCAGGCGTGTCAATACCAACAAGCCTTACTCTCTGTTTATGTAGCTTCACTGAGTAGCCAAGATCTATTATGCAGTCAAGGGTATCCCCGTCTACTATTCGGTCTACCTCAGCGTTATATACAAATGGTTCTACTTTCATCTAAAAAAAAAGGTGCTTCTGCACCTCTCCCCTGACTATTTGTCTTTTGCCTTACCTATGTTGAACGCTAAAAGCTCTATCATTTTATATAGCTTTCCTATCATTGCGTCATCTTTAGGTGTTGGTGTTAGGGCACAAATGATTGAAGCTGCACAAACAACTCCAGTGATGATTCCTAACCATTCTCCAATAAATCCAAACATATTATTCTCCCGTTTTTATTAATGGTTTTTAGATATTACCAATTATTTAGTCCTTTGTCTCTTCTTCTTCCTTTCCATATTCTCTATAAAATTCAATAATATGGAGACTATCCTTAAGATATCTCTTAAGTTCTGCCATGTTCATTGACAGATTTTCATATTCTTTAGAAGTTAAAGCATAGTATGCTGTCTGCGGTGCAGCTCCTTCCTCTAGCAATTTAAGATATTCTGCCATCAATTCAGGTGTAAGGACTGTCCAATCTACATCAACTAACTGAACCTCTAATGGCAAAGGTGGGTGATAGATTGGCATAGGTTCTGCAATGGTGACTACTTCTACGGGTTTAGTTTGCGTGGGTATCATTGAGCACCCCACAAACAAAAAGCAAACGCTAACTGTTAATAACTTTTTCTCTATGGACATTTAATCTATGGTAATTAAAAGGGTTAATATTATATGACTGTCTTGTGCCGTGATATGGATTGACCATGTGTGCCTTCATAGGATCAAACATGACAAGCCTGTTGCTCTTAGGAACTATGACAGTCCCATCATCAAAAATTAATTCTCCGCCTTGAAGATCATGCACTGCTCTATACCAAACGATTGAGCATATTGGTGTAGAAATATAGTCTTTAATTAGTTCGTCTCTGTCTATATGCCACCCAAGACCACCTTCACCATCAATTTTTGTATGACACCAAAAGTCATAACCTTCCATATCTGCTAAGTCATAATGTTTACCTGCTATGTCTAATAATCTACGGCAAAGATTCATGCAATTATGAAACTCTAAAGGCTCATAGAAATGTAGATCATTTGATTTTGATGTAGGGAATATGTTGACTGCGTTATCTTTGATGATGATCATTGGACAACTTCTTCTTTCTCATCAAACTGATTAGGATCAGTAATCTCAATCAGCTCATTCTTTAGTCTTGCTACAGCTTTGTTGACTCTGTTTTCTATGAGCTTAGGTTTGGCTATAGCTAGTGCGTCAAGATCATGGTTAGCAAAAGTATTTCTGAGCTTCTGAACTTCTCTTGCACTCTCTTGATTTTGTGCTGATAATTTATTGTTGTTTTCTTGTAATGTCTTTGCGTTTTCTATGTGCTTTTTGATTGCAGCGTTTTGTTGTTCTATCTGATTTTCTAATGTGATTGCGTTGCCTTTGAGAACTGAGATCTCATCTAAAAGCCTGTCAATATACCAAGCTGATCCTGCTACACTGACAAGCAGTAGACCGCCTAATATTAGAGATAGTTTCATTCCCATCTCAAAAGTATATCCGATCTGTCATATAAAATCACTTGAAAGTGAAGATCTTAAGGGGTTCGCTTTTACCCTTGACCATAATTGGCTCAAGCTCTTTTAGGTGATATCCACAATATTTCTCTGTCTCTTCACCTATCAGAATATCTACACCCCTTTCTTTTGTAGCTGATTCTAGTCTTGCTGCTACATTGACTGGATCTCCTATTGCTGAATAATCAAATCTAGTTTCTGATCCCATATTTCCGACTATAGCTGTTCCAGTATTGATACCTACACCTATTGCCACTGGTGGTAAACCTTCAGCTTCTAGCTCCTCTGAGACCTTCTTAACATTATCTATGAGATCTACTGCAGCTTCATAAGCCTTTATTTCATGTCCTTCCATGTCTAAGGGAGCTCCCATTATGAACATTCCTGCGTCCCCTATGAACTTGTCAGTCATTCCGCCATGCTTTTGAATGGCTTTTACTTGAGCTGAGAGCACCCTATTCATAATGTAAGTGACCTTATCAGGACCTATCTTTTCTGATAAAGCTGTAAATCCACGCAGATCCGTGAAGATATAAGTGCACCTTCTACGCTCTCCACCTAGCTTTAGAAGCTCAGGTTTGTCCTGTAGCTGCTTTATTTGGCGTGGGTCTAGGTAATGTTCAAACTGTTTCTTGATTTGCTGACGGAGCTTGTATTGCTCTCTAAACCTTAGATAGAAACCTATAGCTCCAGTGATGAACTGCGATATCAGAGACCATGTGACATCTACTAAAAGACCACTAGAAATTAGCTTGAAGCCACCAAATGCCGTTAGAGACATTATTGATATAGCTGATACTAACACTCCAGTTATCCCAAAATAGCTCGTTAGAATCCAAATTAGAGCCACTGAGAGCACAAAAATACCTAGCTCTACAGCTAAAGACCAGTCAGGAATATATGGTGAGTCCTGAATTAAGATTGATTCTGCAAGAGCTGCTTGGATCTTATGAGGTTCTAATAGTCCAACTGGCGTTGCTATTTGTGGCATTACACCTGAAGCAGTGACACCTACAATCACATAGCGTCCTGCTACTTCCATATCCTGTAGATTAGTTTCTGAGGTCTTGACCCATGAGATCCATTTCCTGCCTAAGCTATCTGTCTTGACTGGCGGTATTCCCCTGATTGATATCTCTTGGATACCATTATCATTTGTAGTGATGATGTATGATTTGACATCAAAAAGAGACTTATAGATTTGTGTTGCAAAGGAAGGAATCCACCCATCAGGTGCTGAAGCTAGAAGAGGTATTCTTCTGACCAGTTGATCAGATTCGGTGGGAGCAATGGCTAAACCCTGCAATGTATTATTTCCTAGAGTGTTCAGGTTTTCCTTAACTCCCTCTAAAACTATACCACCTTTTTCAGGACCTTTGATTATTGTTCCTGTTGTTTTTGGAAATGTTCCACTCTTATCAGCAAACATAGCTAAGACAGAAGGTGCATATCCTAGTGATTGAGCAAAGTATTCATCACCACCTAGTCTGTCAGGTTGAGGAAATGAGATCCCCCAAGCTACACCTATAGCTCCTTTCTGCAGCAATGTTATTTGGATCTCTGCTAGTCTCTCCCTTGGAAGAGGATATCCACCCTCTCTCTCTACATCTTCTTCTGTAATATTTAGGATCACAAAGTTGCCTGATTCCTGATACTCAGGAACTAGAGCGTCAAATGTCCTGAGCTTTATGACATCAACAATGCTCCACTGATAGACTAGAGGTATCCCTAAGATTATGAGTATGCCTAGTAGACTAACCGCTTTGCTTAATTTTGATAACATTACTGCTCCCGCCATTTATTGTTATAGTTCTTGAGACCCCATCTTGTATAAGAATAACTGTATAAGATCCTGAGACATCAAGATCCAGTCTTACATTTGCACTGACATTTCTTTGAACTGTAAGGACTGATCCTGTCAGAAATGTGGTGATCTGAGTATTGAGATCCTGACCAAAATTAGTTCCAGTGATATTTACTGATTGTCCATCTTGAGCTAATTGATCTTCCTCAGCTGCGATTTCTAGTGCGTCAATGACATCTAAAAGATCCTCAAGAAAGTTTACATCAAGATAATTTATATCTAATTCTGTAAATTCTAGGTCCTGTTCATTGTCTAAAAAGTCCTCTGCAAGGTAGTCAATATCAAGATCATTGAAGTCTAATATGTCTGCAGATCGGATATTTTCTTCTTCTGAGATCTGCAGCTCTTCTTTAGGTGGGGTGACAATTAGCATATTGTCAATGATATCTAAGGAGAGATCTAAGATTACTGGCTTACTAGGCGTAGATTCAAAGACGCTTACTGTAGTAGCTTCAAACGGCTTGTTTAGTATGACTGACCCTGTAGCAGTAAAAACTTCTATCTCACCGCTAGAGAGCCCTAGAGGGTCAGGAAGCAATATAATTAATGACCTTCCTAGCTCATCTACTGTAGCAGTAAAATCTGTCCCTCTGATTGCTATATTAGCTGTTGGTGTCTTGAGCTGTATGTTTTGTTTATCAATTCTTTGCAGGTTGCCAGTGACAAATCTTGTAGTCCCTAGGGCAAATGTAAGAGCCATCTTTGACTTTGATGGATCAGGATCATAGATGTATTCGTCTATGAGCAGCTGAGAGTGTTCTGTCAATCTGACAGTAGAATCATCAAGGAAGGTAATAGCCATTCTTCCATTCTCGGTAATGGCTTCATCATTGGACCTGATTGGTAAAGCTAGATCAGCTGTTATAGGTCCATCTCTAATGACTTGGGCAGTGCCCGTGAGTTCAGATATATCTCCAATACTAGCAGCTTGTGCTTGTTCCGCCATCATTTTGAATGACGCAAACAGTGCCACTGCCACCATTAGATATGATCTTGAGCCAGTCATTATCAAGGGTGCTTAATTGCTGTATGTTAAATGTTCTACTATTGCCAGTTTGATCTAGGTAGAAATATCCACCTGCATATCCTTGACCAGTAAAATTAACAGTGTTTGAGTCACCATCTACATCAACATAGTTGGTAGCTCCGTCATAGTTAATATTAAAATCAAAGGTATTTGAATCACCCTGAATTACCCAATCAAGATCAAGAGTTCCTGCTAAGGCAGTGTCCCCGTGATCAAGGGTGAAAGTATTACTACTTCCAGTGACAGACACATTATAGTCAGTATTATCAATGCCGTATGTTCCCGTAGGATCACCTTGTATAGTGAATGTATTAGAGTCACCATCAAAGTTAAATTCTGCAACAATACTGTCACCATATATATCACCTAAGAATTTGTTTGAATCTCCAATTTGATTCAATATCAAACTTAGAGTTGACCCATCAAGATCAAAAGCAGTCAAAGATCCTGCGGAAGAATTTAATCCCCCAATGATGTTTCCGCTTCCTAATTGTTCTAGGTCTATATTGGCGTTTGTGCCTGATTGGTCAACATAGATTTCATTATCATCTGCGAAAGCAGTGACGCTAAAAAGCAATAAAAGACTAATCAGTGTTTTCTTCATGTTTCCAATAACCTCTATCGTATCCGATATTAATTAATTCTAACACTGCTCCTTCTATTGATTTCATCAATGCAAGAGTAGTGCTCTCATTCCGTGAAGCACCAAACTCCACTTCTAGTAGCTCAGTCCCTTGCTCTAGGAATTTAAACACATCTTGCGTCTGACCATAAGAAAAGATAGTTTTCTTGGACATTACCTCTATGAGGATCTCTCCTGTTGCGACTGACACCATTCGTAGAGAAACGCTTACTGTATCTTCCCGATACTGTATGCTAGTCCCTATTCCTAAGTATCGTGCACCTGCACCACCTGTTCTAAGATTACTATCATAGCTTACAACTGCACCCTCAAGCAAGACACCTGCAAACATCAAGGGCATGAGGGGTTTCGTTTCAGCTTCGGAATGTTCTTTTCTTGTAGATCTAATCAGCTGCCTTTCTTTGGTCAGATTATCTAAACCTACACGCTCTGCCACAACAAAAAATTCTCCATTTGCTGCGTGTTTAAGAGCTCTTATGAGTAAGGTATTTGGTGCTTGTGTGACTGCGGTGCTAAATAAAGCAAAGCTACTGTTGCTTTTTCTTTGCCCTGTCTGATCAGTAAATGATGTTGGATATACTGCTACTACTGGCTTGACTTGTGGCTTAGGAACATTCAGAAGATCATAGTTCTGCAGATCATAAATACTTGCATGATTGAGTCCTTTGCTCTGAAACCTCTCTGCGTAGGTATCTTCTAATACTTGATTAAAACTACAACTAGAAAGTAAAAGAACCGATAGGTATAGTGATCTCCGTTGTATTGCCATCTGCGTCAGTTATCTTTAGGGTTATCATTGTGCCATCTTCAGAGACTGAATATTCAATGGTATTACCCATCAGCTCTAAGATACCGCTATCGCTTGGTGTTTCACCAAACAAGTTTTCCACAAGTTGCCTACTCAACTGAGCATATATTCTTGATTCTAGGTTTCGTATGAACCTTGCAAGTGTTGTGTTTTCTTTATCTCGTTCTAGTTGTTCTCTATAGGCTTTGATCTCCGCCTTAATTGCTTCTTTTCTGTTGAACTCTTGATTCTCAATAGTCAGATAATGACTTGATGTATTGATACCACTGAATGAAGGACTCTTAAATTTATGGACAATTTCGTCTGCTCTAACCGATTGAGCACCGATTAGAATTATAAAAACTAGACCAACTACAGCACATATTTTTATGATGAAATCTTTTTCTTTTTCTTTCTTAGCTGCTGCTATATCTGCCTTACTTGGTCTCCCTCTTTTCTTCTTTATCTCCTTTTTCATGTAGCACCTCTTGCTCTTTTAATTCAAGAACAGTATTAACTTTCTCTTGTAAGCGTATCATATCTTGATCTAGTAGTCTAAGTTGGTCCGTGAGCCTGATGATCGTTTTCTTCATATCTGAGACCGCAGGATCTATCACATCATTGACTGTAGTCCATGTGTAATAGACAAAGTATCCAAGTCCGACAATCATAACAACGGGAAACCCGTAGTCATTTATAAGACTTACAATGTCCAATTAGTCCCTTCTTGCGTCTATCTTCCCATCTTCTACAAAGTTCTCTGCTCTTGCGATTCTGTTCAGATCAGGTTTCAAATTCAACGCTGCTGATACGCTTGTATCTAGCCTTATAATATCGTTATTCATTATAGAAGCTCTTGTGATGAGCATTGATGTAATGCCCTGTATGCTCTTGATATCGTTGACTAGGTTGCCGAATAGCTGCTTAATGGTCAGGAATATGAAGTAAGCCATAACCAAACTACCTGCAATCGGCAATCCTAAATCTGCTATAAGAGCAAAGACTTCCACTACTTCTCTTCGCCTTTGAAGCTCTTAGAAGCTCCGCTAGTTCCTGCATATAAGCCGAACCATGCAGCTCCTGCACCTACTACTACTGAGATCAATCCTGATTGCTCAAAGTTTGGTGCTTCAAGATCCATAAACCACATGACAGTAGAGTATAGAAGAATGATATAAACAGTCAGAAATAGTCTTGGGAAGATTCTCCAAGAGTCTACAGCTGCTGCTAAGTGAATCCACTTCTGATGAGGGTTCACATTTGTTGTATCTTCTAGCTCTCTGATCTTGTCTTTAAGATCTGATATTTCTTGGATCATTGCCATGAATTTATTTAGATCCATTTCTACTTCATTTCGGTCCATGTCACCACCGAATCTACCGCTGCCATCTTGCATAATTTACTCCTTTGGATATTTTTCTTTTACTTTCCTTATTACAGTTGCGAAAGCACCACTGCTCGTTAGAGTTCCTGCTTCTATATCTTTGTATAGAGCGTCTAGTTGCTCTCTAAGCGGTGGGTAATAAGCCTGTCTTTTTTCTCTATGTGTAGTTCCTGTTTTTTCTATATCTATATTCATGTTGCCTTTACTGTATGTTTCTTCATTGACCAAGTTCTATAGTCCACTTTTTTAAACATGAGGACATAAATACCCGATTCGTTAATATTAAGATTGAGTGTTGTGTCTGACATAGTGCCTTTAGATACACCATCTAAAAAAACTTCTGTCCCTGCGGGTAAACCAGTGACGCTTATAGTGCTGTCTATGGTCCAGTTATCAGAGCTAAAGGTAGGATTAAAAATGTTCTTTGTAGACAGATCGGTATTATCGTTTAGATAATATAATTCAGGGTCAGGCATATCGTCATAGTTGACTTGTTTATAAGACAAACCATACGCTTCGTTTTGATGAGATTTTATTTCTTCTGATATGTCACCGCTAGTTGACCATGAGATCTCACCTGTAGAAGCTGTATAAAATATATGCCAAATCATATTCCTTTTCCGTTTGTAAAATCTTCTTGATAAAAGACTACATAAGCATAGTATATACTCTTCTCATTCTGATTTTCTATAAAGTCACTGTTCACGCCATGACACTCATTCACTATTGTCAATTTATTACCAGTAGTAAAAACTGAAATGCCTTCTTCAATTATGAAGGTTTCGGTTTCGCAATTTTCATAACCTTCTTCTTCTTCTTCGCAGTTATCTGTCTCTTCTTCATGTTCACCAATATAAAAATTTGGGTGATAAACCTGCGTTGCTTTTCCATTTGTAAGATCAGAAGCAAAATTCCACCTGACAGCAAATAAAGGTTTTTTATCTGAATCGTAGTCATCTATGACCATACTTGCCCAATTATGATGGATCTCTGCTCTACTACCTGCATTTGTTATCTGCCCTTGACCATATTTAAAAACAGATAAGCTACCCCCAACAACATCACTAGAATCAAAATTATGTATAGCAGCAGAACTTGTGACATCAGAAAAAGCTGTAAGACTTCCTGACTGCAATCCTGAGACATTAAAACCTCTGTCACTATTGGTTGATGATCTTCTGCCTATTGCTACTCTATTTGCCATAATTAAAATAATGCGAATGTGCTATCAAATTTAACGGGTGCTAAAGTCGCTGTAAGACTTGAACCTGAAGTAGATGTTGACAGCGTTATTGTTGATATATTGGTTGAGGTGTTAAATGACTCTGTAAAGCTCAGGTCAAAACTGGTATTAGTTCCACCGCCTGAAACACTGGTAGTTGTTGTAGCAACTGATGGTGCAACAGATTGATATCCAGTTGGTGCTGTAAAAGTGTAGGGAATAGAATATGAGATCTGCGGAGAATTAGTAGTAGTAATACCCGTCACTACAGCTACTGAGGTTGGTTCTGCAGCGTTATTTACTACATCACTAAGGTTTACTGTCATTGTTTGATACTGACCTCTTGTAAGGCTTGTAGTTCCGCCTTGATCTGTATTGAATATCAGCTCATCATCACTGCAAGTTAAGACATTTTTACCAGTCCTAGAAACAAATATTCCTCTTGCTGCAGTGCTATATCCTGCGTTTGAGTTTGTATATTTACCTATGACAACTCTGTTGGTGTTAGTGCTAGTGCCATCACCATAATAAGTGTCAGTCATATACCCATATCCAAGAGGTATTTTTAAGACTCTGAAGTTTAAATTCTTACAAGTTTTGTCATTAGCTGTTCCACTACCAGTCACCAAATTTCTACCAGTCCTAATCGCTTTATCACTTGCTTGGTCATAATTTGATTGATCGTGATACATCTGAGCAGGAATAAGATTTGTTTTTGTGGTGATATACATCTGAGCATACTCTTGATAATCACTAATATTGTTGTCTGAGTTTGGATATACACCTGCTTCTGTTGCTGAATCTATCTGATCTACTGCGTCCTCTGTTGCCCATACTAGAGGGGTATAATCAAGAGCTGTTTTAGATCCCTGAAAATTAACACCTGTTGTGCTTGTAGAAGATATAGCTGACTGAAATCCACCACCATATATGACACCAGTTCTATTGAACCTAGAGTCAAATAAAACTTGATCAGGTCTACAAGATTGCACATTGACATTAGCTTTTGAAATCTTTAAGCCATAAGCTGTTCCTGTTTGGTGACTACCTGCTACATCAGTTTTGAGAACTCCTGAACCCATAGTAAATGTTGGAGAGATCCTAATTGTTCTTGATCTTCTCTGCATTTGTGAATCAAAGGCAGTGTTATATCCA